GACCTTTAAATGTAGTAAGAATGGCACTTAAGATATTTGAACAATATGGAATGATTGAGATTATTAACGGAGTAATTACCATACCTAATTGGGGCAAACATCAAACCTTAGATCAAATTGAAAATCGCAGAAACTACCAAAGAGAGTATATGCAAGGTAAAAGAGCAGAACAAAAGTTGTTAGCAGAGTGTAAACCTAACAGTAAACCTAACGTTAGTCCTATAGAAGAAGAAGTAGAAGAAGATAAGAATAAGAAAAAGAATATATATAGTGATTTTACTTCTAATACTGATTTACTCCAAGCATTAAATGATTTTGAAAAGATGCGTAATTCACTAAAGAACGGAAAAATGACAGATAAAGCTAGACAGATGATGCTAACAGAATTAGATAAGCTTGCAGATACAGATGCTAAAAAAATAAAAATATTAGAACAATCTATTTTTAATAATTGGAAAGGAGTATTTCCATTAAAAGAACCATCAAAGGCAATAGCTAATCAGAAAAAGACCTTCGACAACTTCAACGGAAGGAAATATGAAACTGATTACGGAGATCAATTTGTAGAGAAACCAATACCTATACAAGATGATGATATTAAAAAAGCCTTAGAAGAAATGAGAGCAGCAACTTCGTTATAGCGAAAAACCTTAGACCTTCTCATTATCTAATATAACCAAATAAAAGAATCTTATACATACGAGGTGACTATGAGAATAAACGAACAAGTATATCAATCATACCGAGACTTTATAACAACATATTGCAGAAACATTAAGCTTTGTAAAAACTGTAGGCATTACAAGGGAAGATGTACACATGAAAGCCATCCAGTAAAGCCATTGTTTGAGCAAGGTGAACCAATTTTATAGGAGGGTTAATCAATGGATTATGAAATAAAAAATGTCCACCGAGAAACTATAGAACCAAGTGAATGTATCACTAGAAAAATGACAGACCAAGAACGGCTACAGCTAGGCAAACCTAGACCAAATAGCAACGAACTATATTGGATATTAAAGAATCCTGCAAAATGCAAGGAATATCAAAATACATACGGCTTATCAGATGAACATATGGCAGAGTTAAAACAATGCATGGCGCAAAAAGGCTTTGAAAATCAACTATATGCAAAGGTAGAGAATAGGAAAGCAATTAAAGAACTAGCAACAGCAATTTATAAAACACATAACCAAGCAGAGTTTGAAGCAGAAGCCATACCAATGGGGCTACATGGTGAAGAATTAGTGATAGGGAGGAATAATTAAATGAACAAATCAGTTTTAGTAGGTAGATTAGTTAAAGATCCTGAGGTAAGATACACAGCCAATAACCAAACACCAGTAGCAAAATTCACAATAGCAGTAAATAGACTATTTAAACAAGAAGGGCAGCCGGATGCAGATTTCATTCCAATAGTAGTATGGGGTAAGCCGGCAGAGAATTGTGGCAAATACATTGCAAAAGGTAGCTTAGTTAGTGTAGCAGGAAGAATACAAACTCGCAGCTGGGATGATAACGAAGGCAAAAGACACTTTGCAACAGAGGTTATAGCTGATGAAGTCGGATTCCTTGATAAGAAGGGTGAAGCAAAGCAAGAGAATCAAGAAAGTAATAATTTTAAACCTGCGGAGGAAGAAGATGACTTGCCATTCTAATTTAAAACTAGAATTTGCCAAATATGCAGCAGAGTTATACTTTGAAAAGCCTGAGATAACAGCAAGAGAAGCAATAGAAAAGGCTAAAAAAGAATATGAAAGGGTGGTAGTAGATGCCTAATTCAAGATGCACACTTAATGGTGAGTGCAATTCAGAGGGCGAATGTGGTGATTGTGATTTTCTCTATAGAGAGGAATTGGACACTATCACAGTAAAAGAGGGGGAAGAAAAATGCAAGGTGTAATCATATTCGGTCAAATGGGTTCTGGTAAAGACACAGTTGCAGATATGCTCAGAGAATATGGATATACCACAGCGAAGATAGGCAAATACATACGAGAGAACGTTGATAAATACAATTATGCTTTTGAAAACAAAAGACCTTTATATCAGCAGTACGGACAAATGTGCAGACAATTATTCGGTGAAAATGTCTGGAATGAAACATTAAAAAACGACATTAAAATATTGAGCGTGCAGCATGGAATAAGCAACTTTGCAATAGCTGACGGAAGGCAATTGAACGAATTTGAATATTGGAAAAGCAGAGGATTTTTAACAGTAGGTATATTAGCAGATGCAAACATAAGAGATAAAAGGCTTATAGAACGTGACGGAATAAGTCAAAAGCAATACTTCGATCACCAAACGGAAATTGAAGCAATGGAATGTATTCAAAGGTGCAGTTACATAGTCAATAACAACGAATCCTTTGAGTTTTTAAAAGCACAAATAGATATGATCGTTAAAATGATTGATTAGGGGGTTGGATAATGCAGGAAGGTAGAAAATGTCTATATTGTGAAAACAATTGGGTAGAGAAGCATCATACAATCGAGAAAGGTAGTGGATGGCCAAAGAAAGTAACTTGGCTTGATTATGACTTAAATCTAGTAGGCCTATGCTTAAAAGACCACAAAATAATGCATGACACGAGTATTGGTAGTGCTCGTAGCAAAATTCTTGAAGCCAAACTTCAAGCCAAGTTAGAAGAGTTGTTCTCCCAAGAATATTATAACCCACAAATAATTAAAAAAATCTTAAATTATACAGACAAAGAACTTAGAGATATGACAAAGGTACTCTTAATACATACGGATGGCTATAAAAGAGAAGATATTATACTTCGCTTGATGGGGAGGAAATAGCATGAGATTTAACAATATTGCTGACCTTCCCCCTAATCTACAAAAGCAAGTTGAAAGCCAAATAGGAAAAGTAAAAAAGCCTAGTAAATATAACAATACAAAAACTATAGCAGATAACCAAGTATTCGACAGTCAACATGAAGCTGTAAGATACGGAGAATTAAAACTATTACAGCAAGCTGACGAGATAACGGCACTACAAACCCAAGTATGGTTTCTGCTAGAACCTAAGAATAGCAAAAACAATGCAAGTTACTACATAGCAGACTTTGTATATTATGACTACAAACTTAAGGAAATGATCGTAGAAGATGCCAAAGGCTTTAAGACAGCAGAATATAGGCTGAAAAAGAAAGCTATGTATAATAAGTATGGCATTGACATTAAAGAGGTGTAGCTATGAAGTGTAATGCAATAAGAGTAGCTTATACAAAGGGTGGATCAATGGAAATTACATTGACCACACCAAAGTCCCACCAAGCAGAGCAGGAGGTCGCAGGAGCAGAGGAAATCATAGTGAAGGGTAAAGAGCTACAAGTTGATATAAAACAGTACAGACAAAAGCGCAGCCTTGATGCTAATGCTTACTGTTTTACCTTATGCCAGAAGATTGCAGAGGTAATTAAAAATACTAAAGAGTTTGTATATAAAAATGCAATAAGGGAAGTAGGACAATTTCAAATAGTACCTATCAAGAATGAAGCCGTTGAAAGATGGATTGAGATTTGGGATAGCAAAGGTTTAGGATGGTTTGCAGAAGTATTAGAGGATAGCAAACTTGATGGATATAAGAAGGTTATAAGCTATTACGGCAGTAGTGTGTACGATACCAAAGAAATGAGTGTACTGCTAGAGGAAATAGTCAGAGAAGCAAAGGAGTTAGGAATAGAAACAATTACACCGAACGAGAAGGCTCAGATGTTGAGCGAATGGGGGAATAGGTAAATGGAAGAACTATTAAAGTATTGTTATGAAAAAGGATTTAAGTTCGAGTTACATCATGATTATGGGTATCCATATTTTTCGGTAATTATAAAAGGAATTTCACATAGTCATAGGGATCCATTTGTAATATTGGATGGGTTAAAAAAATGGGAATGAAGTTCATAGATATGTTCTCCGGCATAGGCACTGTGAGAATGGGGTTTGAACAGGCAGGACATGAATGTGTCTACTCAATAGAATGGGATAAACACAAAAGGGGGATTTACAATGTTATTTTCGGTGAAGAACCACAAGGGAGAGATATTAGGGCAGTACGAGCAAATGAGCTTCCTAGAGCCGACATATGGACATTTGGTGCACCTTGCCAGGACTTCTCTATGGCAGGAAAGCGAGAAGGACTTGAAGGAGATAGAAGTTCCCTTATCAGAGAAGTATTTAGACTCGTTAGGGAAACTAAAGAAGAACATAGACCCCAATGGTTGCTCTATGAAAATGTTAAGGGAATGCTTTCATCAAATAAAGGATTTGACTACCTCGAAATACTCTTTGAAATGGACGCACTTGGGTACGATATCGAATGGCAATTGCTCAACTCAAAAGATTTCGGAGTACCCCAAAATCGTGAAAGAGTGTTCACTCTTGGACATCTTAGAGGAACAAGTACAAGAAAAGTATTTCCTATCACAACAAATTGCCAATCGTCTGATATTGAAGTTATAGGAAACTGTGGAAATACCGGTCATCATGGCTGCGATGTATATTCAGCTAATGGTATAAGCCCAACAGTAAAAGAAAGAGATTATAAGGACCCGATAAAAATACTCATAAGAGAAAATACCATAAAAGGATATATAGAAGGTTATCCGGGGGATGGAATTAGATTAGATCATCCTGACGGAAAAACCGGAAGGGGTAGAATACAAAAACAAACTTCACCAACATTAACTACATCTTGCGGTGTAGGTGTGATAATGGATGATTGTAAAATAAGAAAGCTTACATCAAAAGAATATTGGAGATTACAAGGAGTTCCGGATTACACAATAGATAAAGTAATAGCCGCAGGAATATCGGACACACAAATGTATAGGGGAGCAGGAGATGCTTGCACAGTTAATGTGATATATGAAATAGCTAAAAGATTATAAATAAAAGTGAGGTGTAACATATGCCAAACCATGATGAAGCTTACTACATGGGATTGGACAGAAAATACAATGGTAGCTTATATGACTATGATGAGGTCACAAATGGTCATATAACAGCAGATAGAGAGAAGATATATATAAGATACTGCGACGGAAAACGTTGGTTAAAAAGACTTGTAGACCTTACAGAGATAGTTTGCATAGTAGGTGCTGCGTACAAATTCAATATAAATTAAGGGGGTACTATATGATAGATAAATATACAAAAACAGAAGAATGGTTATATAAGCTTGATGCATTGAAGGAGAGAATCAAAAATCTCAAAATGCAGTACGAAGAAACAGAACTTAAGGCTCAATCAAGTGGTATAGATTATAGTAAAGATAAATTATCTAATACATACGCTTTCAACTCCAGTACGGAAAATATAGGTATCAAATTAGCAGAGATTCAGCAGGAGATAAAAGAAAAAGAAAACAGAATAACAATGCTAGAGAGTGGACTAAACATACTGAATGAAACAGAAAGGATTATAGTTATAAACAAATACTTCAAAAATGAGCCATGGTGGAAGATAGCCTATATATGTGGATATTCTGAAAGTCAGGCTAAAAGGAAAAGAAACTATGCTATAGATAAGCTAAGTGTAGCATTATTTGGTGAATAAAACTACGCAACATCATAGTTGAAGAAAGTGAGGTAATTATGTGGAAAAGATTTAGTAAAAATAAGCCAAAACAAGATGGTTGGTATATTTGCACTGTAGAAGTTGAAAAACAACAAAGATATGTAATGGAATTACACTGGTATTCAGAAAAACAAAAATTTATTGATAACATTAGACAGAATGTTTGTGAAACATATGAAGTCATAGGGTGTTCTGGTAAAAGACTTTATGACATAGGGCAAGATAGAACTCGTGGTGTTGTGGCTTGGAAAAAGCAACCTAAACCATATATGAAAGGTTTTGTAAAAGAGATTTAAGCCACATTTCAATAAAAACATGACCCTTTTATGACCCCAAATTATGTAAGCAACGGTGTTATAATATAAAGTAGGAAGTAGTGGATAGGGTAGCTCCTGACAAGGCACATGCTCAGTGCTTTCCACTACAAAAAAACAAGAGCGTTTAACCAAAGGAGCGTGGTTATATGGGAAGAAAAAGGATAGAACTAGAAGGAAAAACGTTCGAAAGACTAACTGTAATTGAATATGTAGGCAAAAGTAAATATAAATGTCTGTGTGTTTGCGGTAAAGAAACTTTTGCAAGGCAAGACCATTTGATGATTGGAGCAACTAGAAGTTGTGGTTGCTTACAAAGTGAAGAAGCAAGGGAAAGAATACATAATGTGCATGAAAATATGCGTACTCATAGCATGAGTAAAACTAGACTATATAAAATATGGCAAGCTATGAAGTGGAGATGTAAAGAAGGTAATGAAATTCGTTTTCCATACCATGCAGGAAAAAAAATTAAGGTGTGTAAAGAGTGGTCAAGTTTTATAAAGTTTCTTGAATGGTCAATAATAAATGGATATGAAGATGATTTAACTATAGATAGAATAGACGGAGATCAAAATTATAATCCTGATAATTGTCGATGGGTGGATATGCAAACACAAAATGAAAACAGAAGTCAAAGCTCTATTAATACAAGATTAGAGAAAAAGCTTAAAAAACATCTCGATGATTTGAATAATACATACGACATACATTTTAAGTGCTAATTACCCCCTAGCACTCATATATAGCTTAGAAGCGCATCGACTAACTGGTGCGCTTCTTTTATATTCATTTTTAGGAGGTTCATATGGAAAATATCATAGAAACCTTAAAAGACTACCAAAGAAAATTACTAGATAATAAACAACTTGATATATCTCGTAGATGCCTTATAGAAAAGGCATTATTGAGAGCAGAAGAAGAATTAACATATGCTAATAAGCTATGTAAAGCAAATAATATAAAGCTGGGTGATTAAATGGATTGGCACAATAAGGCTCTTGAACTTAACAAAGAAGGTAAGAGCATAACTTATATTGCAGATACCTTAAACCAACCTTATAAAACAGTACAGAAGTATCTATGGAGATATAACAACAAAACACCTAAAGAAGGTCAAGAAGAAAGAAAGCCTATCATAGAAGATAAAGGCGATTACTATATAATTACCTCAGGTAAAAGAACTATTACAGTTACTAAAGAAAAGTATAAGCAATTCAAGGCACTATATTGCGTTTCAAACCCTTTAACGATAAATCAAGTATGTTATAAGCTAGATATATCAAGAAGGGATTTAATGCTCCTTAAAACAGCTACAGCGACTACACATGATGATGTACCATATATAGACGAGGAATTTACTGAAAGACCTTTAGAGGAATTAGTAAGCGAAACACTAGAGAAGCGCAAAGAACAGTATTTCGTTAAATTACAACAGGAAGAAGTTAACAGCCTTAGAAAAGAGGTTGAACAATATAGAAAGAAAGATTATGTCATAGAAAAGATACACGATCTAGTATCTAATCACTTTATCGAGTTTGCTAAAGTATATGAAACACCTAAAGTAATCTTATTGCCTAAGGTAAACTCAGGCTTAATGTATGAATTACCTATAGTAGATTTACACTTTGGTAAATTAGCATGGCAGCCGGAAACAGGCGAGAACTACGATTATAAGATAGCTGAAAAACGATTCATGTATGCAATCTATGATGCAGTAGAACAAATTAAAGATATGAAGTTAGAAAAGATATTGTTTCCAATAGGGAACGATTTTTTTAATTTCGACAATGTAAACGGAACAACTACCAAAGGAACACCACAGACAAATGACCTAAGATGGCAAAAGATGTACACCAAAGGCAATGAAGTACTGATAAGGGCAATAGACATACTAAGTCAATATGCTCCGGTAGATGTGTTAGAAGTACCTGGGAACCATGATGAAGTATCAATGTTCCATGCGATCATAAATATAGCTTCGTGGTTTAGAAATAACGAGAATGTCACAGTAGATACAAGTCCTAAAAAGCGTAAGTACAGAGAGTTTGGCAAATGTTTAATAGGCTTTACTCACATGGATAAAGAACGAAAGCGCATAGAAGGTAATATGCAAGTAGAAGTACCTCAAGCATGGGGAAGGTCGAAGTATAGAGAGTGGCATGGTGGACATTTACACAGTGAACAAGCAAGAGAGTTAAATGGAATAAAGATAAGAAACCTTACAAGCGTAACTGCTACTGATGCATGGCATTATGAAAGTGGTTATGTGGGAGCAATAGCAGTAAATCAATCTTTTATATGGGATAAGGAAAAAGGGTTGAAAAACGTGATCTATACAACTGTAGAGTAACAGGGGAGAGCTCCTACCCGATAAGTGGAGGATTTAACAGAATATAAAGTTTAGAGCCTGTTGAAAGAGCAGGAGGGTGGGAATGGCTGTTATGAAAGTAGCAGACGGGATAATAAAGTTTTGGAGGGGTAGATATGGATATAAAGATAAAGTATAAAGAAGTAGATAAGAAGGCAGAGGGAAGTTTTATATTAGGGAATATGATAGATGACTTTAAAAGATATGGCTCAGTAAGATTTATGTATTATATGGATAAAATTGATAGTTTATATAAAGAAGATAGTAAACAGATAGAGAGTGTAGAGATATCTGATCGTTATAGAAAGTTATACTGTAATTTAGATATTAAATCAAAAATGGCATTAATAGGAGTTAGTAATCCTGATGAATCTGCAAATATAGCATTAAAAAAGGCTGAGTTAGAACAATATATTAAAACACTATGGTTAATACATAATCAATTAGAGTAGGTGAGAGATATGAATATACTACAACGCATAATAGATTGGATGAGAGAACAAAGGCTAAGGAAAGCAAAACATTATTACGATCTCGTAAATGGAATATTAGATTAAGAGGTGAGTGCAATGGCAGATAAGCTAACAATAAAAAGAGAAAAGTTTGTTCAAGGCTTATTTGCAGGTAAGTCACAGAGAGAAGCATATAAAGAAGCTTTTGATTGCAGTAAGATGAGCGATAAGACAATAGATGAAGCAGCTTGTAGATTATTTAAAGACAGCAAGGTTTCTGCAAGGCTAGAAGAATTACAAAACGAACTTAAAGAACGTAATATGGTATCTGTAGAATGGGTATTAAACAACCTCAAAACAGTAGCAGAGAGATGCATGCAAGCTGAACCATTAGTAGATAGAGAGGGCAATATAGTAGAATACACCTTTCAAGCACCAGGAGCGAATAAAGCATTAGAGTTAATAGGAAAGCATCTAGGTATGTTTACAGAGAAACTAGAAGTAAACGGCTCTATGGTAATATTTAAAGGTGAATCAGAATTAGAAGATTAATGCATAGTATGCAATCAATATTAGCTTGTATAATAGAATAAATATACAGACATATGCAAGTTTATACAGAAATGAAGTAAAAAGTGCCAAAAAAGACGGCTATATATATTGAAAATCAAAGAAAGTTAGAATAATTAGTCACAAAATAAATATTTCGCGCAATCAAGGAGGGGTAATGTGAAATTTATTCAAGTGATATTTCTTACAATAGTGATAATTGATTTAGTTCTGACAATTATATGTGCATATAAGCAGAAAAAAACAGCAAGTATCTTCATATGGTCAATTGTGCTAGATATAATGATAATATTTAACATTACAAGTTCTTTAACAAATAGGTGATACAATGGACAGAACAAAGGAAATAAACCTACCTGATATAATAGGTAAAGGCTATAAATCATTTTGGACTACTAAAAAACGATATAGAGTATGTAAAGGGGGAAAGGGTAGTAAAAAATCAAGAACTACCGGATTATGGTACATATATAATATGATGAAATACCCCCAAGCCAACACGGTTGTGGTGAGGAATGTTTTTAACACTCATAAAGATAGTACATTTGCAGTATTAAAATGGGCAGCACATAGATTAAATGTATCTCACTTATGGCAATTTAAGGAATCTCCTTTGGAATGTATTTATAAGCCTACTCAACAGAGAATACTATTTCGCGGATTCGACGATATAGACAAATTGATGTCAATTACAGTTCCGTTCGGCGTGCTCTGTTGGGCGTGGCTAGAAGAAGCTTTTGAAATAGATAGCGAAGAAGATTTTACGAAGTTTGATACATCTATTCGTGGAGAGTTGCCTGATGGATTGTGGAAACAATTAACGCTCACATTCAATCCGTGGATAAACTCACATTGGACTAAGACGAGATTCTTTGATGCTGTTGATCTTGATGCTTTTACATTGACCACAACATATAAATGTAACGAATGGCTCGACGATGCAGACAGGTCAATAATAGAAAAATTAGAAGTAACTAATCCTTCACTGTTTAAAGTAGTAGGACTTGGCGAATATGGTATGCCAGGAGGAACATTCTTTGAAGAATTTAGCGAGAGCGTGCATGTTATAAAGCCTGATACTGTACCTAATATAACATCAAACGATTGGCGCAGATATAGAGTACTAGACTATGGACTTGATATGTTAGCTTGTTATTGGATAGCTATTGACTACCAAGGCAAAGCCTACGTATATAAAGAACTCCATGAAAGCAATCATATAGTATCACAAGCTGCTAAACGCATATTAGACATGACATTGCCCGATGAAGTAATATATCAAAACATAGCACCGCCTGACCTATGGAACAGAAACAGAGATACTGGAAACAGTACGGCGAAGATATTCCAAGACCATGGCATTTATCTGATGCAAGCAAGCAATGAGTTTGAGCAAGGCTGCTTAGATATGAAAGAATGGATATATCCTTATGATACCCAAGATGAACAAACCGGGGATATAATTAAGACAGCTAACTTAAAGATATTTAATAACTGTATTAACCTTATAAACTCACTATCAAGCATACAAAAGGATGAAAAGAATCCTAATGTATATGCTAAACAGCCTCACAATCTCACGCATTCGGTCGACAGCCTTAGATACTTTGTAGCAGGCAGACCATATGCACCGAGGATGGAAACAAAGAAGAAACAAACCAATTGGATGTTTGAGAGTAAACAAGAAAGGAATGATTTAGATATATGGTAATAGGCGACAAGGTAATTGATAAAAATGGATATACAGGCACAATAACTAACATATGGGATACTGGACAAATACAAGTGTTGCAAAAACCTCATGTGACTTGCACTTATGATAATGAAAAACAATTGGAGGTGCTGAGCAAATGAATATAGCACTTATAATATCGATACCGATTATATTAATTATATTCGGTTTTTTTATGCTCAAATTTATGCAACTAGGTATTAAGTGGGGTATGCAAGCTAAAGAAGGTGTACAGCCTGAGTTAAAGAACCCTATTGCACCGATAGTTGAGGGAATACAGCAAAGAGCGGATAATAAAGCAGTTGAAGCAGCTAACAAATATTCTGAACAGCAAATAGAAGAATATAGTCCGTTCTTCCAGGAGGTTGACTAATGGCAATTAAAACTGATTCAACAGCTATATTCAAAGAGTTTGAAGATGACAAAACGTATAAAACTGGCAAAGGCTTTCCAAAGATGTGGAAAGAGTGCGTTGATTTCAAAGAGGGCAGACATTGGGGAAGAGTAACAGAAGCTACCAAGGCCATGCCAAGAATCGTAATTAATAAATGCGGATTTATCATCGAGAATAGAAAATCTAACATACTATCTCAAACATTAAAAATGATATTTTCCCCCGGCGAGATGCCAACAGATGGAGAAAATGAGGATTTATTAAAAGCAGCAGAGGATTATACAGATGCAGCAGCAGGAACGTGGGCAGATGTAGACCAAGATGCACTCAATGAAGATGCAGTAGATAGCACATTAACCAAAGGCACAGGCTATTATCATTACTTCTTCGATAATGAATATACTGGCGGTCAATTTACAAAGTTTGTAGGTAGGATAGACGGTGAAACAATATCTCCTAGTGATTTGTGCTTAGGAAATCCGAGATTAAAACCCTATCAAATACAAAAGCAGCCCTTTATTATCATTAGAAAGATGTGCGATACAGATTCAATAAAGGAAATATCTAAGAAGAACGGCAGCAACTGGGAAACAATTCAGCCTGACGAAGAAAGAAAAGCAAATGAATTAGATAATGAGAATACAAGAAACTCAAACATGACTACAACCCTTATAAAATACTATAAAGAAGATAATCAAGTATATTGGACGCAAGTAACAGAAACAGCGGTGATACAAAAGCCAATACCTTTGGCACCATCTACAAGCCCTAAACCTTTTACATTATATCCAGTAGAAGCTTTGGTATTTATGGAAATTGATGAATGTAGTTTAGGTAGGTCAATCATACAAGACAGTATAACAGTTAATAAAGCTATAAATTGGATTTACGGCATGATTATGTTGAGTGTGCAAGGTAACGCATGGCCCAAGATACTTGCTAAAGCAGGAGCATTGCTACAAGCTGTATTGAATGTTCCAGGGGAGATAGTTACAGATCATGCACCAACCCCGGGAGTGGACGGCATTAAGTATATGCAACCTCCTAACTTTAGCAATATGCCACCTGTATTAGCTGATAAACTCTCAGACTTATTAAGAGAGAATACAAGTACAACAGAAGTAAACAGCGGTGAAGCATTAGGCGCAAATATGGCAGCAGCTGCAATAATAGCAATGCAGAATCAAGCACAGAAACCTAATCAAGCATTCCAAAATAAGCTATTTAGAAGCATGAAGAACATAGGGCAGATATGGCAAGAGTTCTACAAGTGCTATTATAACTTGCCTAGACCAATCACAGGCACAGATAAAGACGGCAATGAGATTACAAAGTCATTCGTCGGAACTAATTCGGCAAATATAAACTTTGGTTTAATCGTCGATGTTGGACCTGCCGGAGTATTTACCGAAGCATTACAAATGTCAGCAATACAAAACGTATATGATAAAAAAGATATTACGAAATATCAATTCGTAAAGTATTCTCCTAGAAACATCTTCCCTCAGGAAATGAAGCAAGACTTTGAGAAGGAAGAAGAACTAATGAAGCAACAACAGGAACAGCAAGCAAATATGCAACAACAAGTAGATACTATTATGAACTCATTAAGCCCCGAAGAAAAAGAAGCCTTTAAAGCTGACCCAACATTATTAGATAAGGCTTTAGCAAGTATGCAAGGAGGTCAAATGTGAAGAGTTATACAATATGGCTAAAAAGTGGTTCTTGTATAGAAGGTGATATGTCAATAGAAGAAGCTGAAAGACTTAAAAATGAGTACATATCTGATTCTTATAGTACAAGAGTGAGAGAATACAATGATACTGATGGAAATTTATTAATATCATTCTGCCTTATATATGCTATGTCTTTTAATGAAGTAAGCGTTGATAAGGATATTGGATTTGTGGGAGGTCAATAATGGATTGTGCAAAATGTAAATCAAAAGCATTAATCAAAGCAAGTTATCCCAAAGTAGTCAATGGTGATACACCCGATAAGCCAACAGAGTTATATGAGGTTATCGACTTTGCTTGTTTAAACGATAAATGCGAGATGTTCAATACGGTTATCGACACGCAAATGATAAAGAGGGAGTTGTAAAGGCATAAACACTCTACCCACTCAATTACAATGGCTCAAAACCAATTTAAAACGCACGCAGATAGGCACTCGCAAGGGTGTCTTTAATTATGTCTAAATATTGGCTGCAAAACGGATAAAAACCGAACCTCGCCAACAAATATCGAAAGGAATGAACACAATGGATGAAATGGAAAATGTTGCTGCTAATATCGAGGAAGTCGCAACACCTCAAGATACTGTAGAAACTACCGAACAAGTAGTGGAAACAGAACAACCTATAGCAAAGCCTGACATAACAGAAACGCAGGCATTTAGCGCAAGGTTAAAAGAACAGACACAAAAAGCAACGGCAATGGAAAGAGAAAGACAAGATAAGTTTGCTCAACGATATGGGTATTCTTCATTTGACGAAATGGAGAATGCAGAAGCCGAAAGAGAAGCAGCAGAGGAAAAGGCAAGATTCCAAGAGCAAAACGGCTTTGACCCTGACACAGTAAAACCTTTGTTCGAGCAATGGAAGAAATCTGACCCTGACTTTCAAGAACTATCAAGCATAAGAGCAGAGAAGAACATATCAAAAGCACTTACAGACCTAAACAGTGAGTTAAGCGATTGCGGTATAGACTTACAACTCAAAGACCTATCTGATGCAGAGGTCGCAAAGATACCTAACGCAGATAAGGTTACACAGTTGGTTCAAAGTGGCAAAACACTTGCAGAAGCTGTATTCCTTGCTAATAAGAAAGAATTCTTTGCTAAGAAAGAACAAGCAACACAGCAAGAAACGATCAAGAAAATCACAGCTAATGGCGCATCATCCCCTGGCTCATTAAGTGGTGGTGGAGATAATATTCCAATGTCTGTAAGTCAAATGTCTACAGAGGAATTTAACAAGATTATAGACCGAGTAAAGAGGGGAGAAAAAATAAAATTATAAACGGAGGAAAATAAATTATGGCTACAAATACATCAAGTTTAACCAATGCTTCAGCAGGATTTACAACAATACCACAAGTAAACGCAGAGGTATATAACAGAGTATGCCTTGAAAGACTTACACCTGAATTATTCTTTGCTAAGTATGGCGAAAAGGGTTTAGGCGCGCCTAAAAGAGCAGGAGATACCCAAAGTTGGAGAAGATGGAACTCCCTTGCAGTAAAAACTACTGAAATAACTGATGGTGTTACACCTGATGGCGTAAATCCAACAGTAACAAAGATTTCAGCTACTGTAAAGCAATACGGCAACTGGTCAAAATTCACAGACTACATCGACTTAGTAGGGCTTGACGACACAATAGTTAATATGTCCGAGATCATGGGCGAAAATGCCGGAGAATCCATTGACACAATCGTTAGAGATATTATGGCAGCAGGAACTAATGTAATGTATGCAGGCGGTAAGGCATCAAGAGTATTGACGGCTGCAACAGACAAAATAACAGCAATTGAAATTCTTAAGGTTAGAAGAGCATTAAAGAGAGCAAAGGTTAAGCCTATTACTCTACCTGACGGCAGCAAGGGTTATTTATGGTTCATTCACACTGATGTAGCAACCGACTTGATGCAAACAACTGAGTGGAAAGACCAAAACACATACGTTGACACTAAGAACAGAGCAGAAGGTATACTGGGTAAAATGTACGGAATCTACTTCTTAGAAGCCGATAACGCACCTAAGTTTGCAGGAGCCGGAGAAGCAGGTTGTGATATATACGGTAACCTTATAATCGGCAAAGGTGCTTATGGTGTTCCTGATATTGCAGGCTCACAAAAGCCTGAAATCATCGTACACAAAGCAGGCGAAAGTGGTATTAATGACCCATTAAACCAATTCAACACAATAGGTTGGAAAGCTTGCTTAACAGCATTGATTCTTCAGCAATTAGCACTTGTAAGATACGAGTGTTCAGCAACGGTATAATCCATTAGGGGCGGTGAAATATCCGTCCCTTTTATTTTAATTTGAAAGGATGATAAATAAATGAGTAAATCAACTGAAAACAATACAGCACAAACAACAATAGACGAGGTTGCTTTAAGAGCGCAAATCGAAACTGAAATGAAAGCAAAAATAGAAGCAGAATTAAGAGTGAAAATAGAAGCAGAAATGAAAACAGCGCAGCAAGCCAAGGATGAAGCAATTGCAAAACAAGAAGCTGCTATGGAAAAGACTTTTGCAAAACAAGAACAATCAGTTAAAGCTATGTTGAAAGCACAAAAACAAGTAGCTATCCATATTCCTGAAAATCCAAACAATCCCGGCGAAATCGTTCCAGTAGGCTTTAATGGGGTTATTTATGCAATACCAACAGGACAAGATTTTGAGGTACCACAATCCATATATGATACATGGAAATATGCTTATGACAAGACAAGAGAAGCAAATAGAAAAATGGATCAACTACTAAATAAAGAAATAACTATAATGGATTAGCACTCTTTTGAGTGCTTTTTCTTACTCCTAAAGGAGGTTTAAAATGTCAAAAACAAAAGGCGATTGCATGGATTTATTCCTTCGCTATCTCGACAGCGCAACTAAAAAAGGTGTACCAATGCCTATCACTAAAAACGCAGACTATAGGGATAAATTCAATTTCTTCCTCAATGAAGCGCAGACATATATAGCATCTATAATTAAAATTCCTGCCGTATTCACAGTAACACAATACCCTATACCGAACTTATTAGGACTATTGCAAGGCTTTGATATGGTTCAATATCTACCTGGCACACCTAAAGTATTAACAGCCACAGGTTGCAAGTCATTCTACCTAGAACTCGACAACATAGGAACTGTCACAATATCCGTAAACGGAATAACAGTTAAGACTATACCTAATACCATAAAGAAACAATTTACAGCCTACAAAGCGAACACAGGCGCATCTAGTGCCGATATAGTAACTATTACATTCGACGGACCATATCCTTACAATATATGCAATACCGCATTATATGGATATGCTTTCCCAACTGATGCAGATGTACCCGATTACACTTCCATGCTTGCTTATGATATGCCTAGCAATTTTATGGAATTTGACAAAGTAATGCTAAAATCAGACCCAAGAAGTTATGAAGCATATCTAGCTTATAAATGGGAATCAACAAAGAAAGTCTTATTAGGCTACTATGACAAGGGTAGTTTTAACATATATTACTTTGCTTACCCTAACACAATCTTACCGACCGACCTTGACACCGTACAAATGAGCGTAGAAGATAAGGCAATCGACTTAGTAGTACTTCAAGCAGGAATAATGGCTACAGCATCAGATAACCCAAGTTTATCGTCATGGTTAAGGTCGCTATATATAGAAAAGGTACAGAATATCACTCAGGATAGCACTGTTTCAGATACAGCAATAACAACAGTTTACTCAATCATGTAGGAGGTGGCTGAATTGTACATAGCCCCAAAAAGTATAACAGCCCCAAAAAGTCCACCAATGCAATTCACATCACCTAATTCTTTAGATGGCGGTTTAGACCTTGCAAGCAAAGAGTGGAAGATTGGCGCAAATAAAACGAGTAAAACAATCAATATGTGGTTTCAAAACGGAGAACTCGGCAAAAGGTACGGACAATCTTTCGTAGAAGATACTGAAATAGTTGAATCTCCTGCTTTTGCATCTTACAAAAACCTATACAAAGGCTTTATAATCAAGCATTGCGGTACTAAGATGTATAAGCAAGACCCAACAACAGGCGCAATTACAACTATATATTCAGGATTGACTGCTATTAAAGGCAGTTTTTTTAAATTCAACTCAAACCTTTACTATATCCAAAGTGGCAAATTCCTTATATGGGATGGTGCAACAGCAGTAGCAGTAACACCTTACATTCCACTTGTTATAATCAATCGTACTCCCTCTGGTGGAGGTAATGTAAACGAACAATATAATCGCATAGGCGCAGGCTTCATCAATGCTTTTAACGGCACTGGCGCAAATGTAGCCTATACCTTAACGGATAAAAACCTAGATGCCACTCCTATAGTGGCAAGTTATGACAGCGGTGTAACGTGGGATAAGATTGAAGGTGTTGACTTCACAGTAAACCGCACAACTGGGGTTATTACTTGGACAGTACTTCAACCAATAGGAACTAATAACATAAGAGTAAAAGCCTATAAAACAGACCAAGCAGCAATAGACAGTATTTTGAATTGTTTTTATGCGATACCTTTCGGCGGTCAAAATGACAACAGAATGTTCATAGGTGGCAACGGCACTGGCTACTATTACTATACTGGCATATCAAGTGCCGGTGTAGATGCGACTTATTGGGCTTACAACAATTACAATATCATAGGCAATAGCGACGAAGATATAAAAGGCTTTGGCAAGTTCTATGATGTGCTGACAATCCACAAAGTAAGTGGTGAAATATTCGGCGTAACTTATACTTGGGATGGCACAAAAGGTATATTCAACTCATTTCAGATTAACGATCAATATGGTTGTGATTGTCCTGGCACTATGCAGAGTATCAACAATCAATTAGTATGGCTTACTACAAAATATGGCGTTTGCATATTGGTTGGTACAACAGTCGGAGGACAACGGAACGCATTTCCTATAAGTAGAAATATCAACCCTAGATTAATGAAAGACAATAACCTTATAAGTGCATCGAGCGTTAGCCACAACGGCAGATATTGGTTATGCGTAAATGATAAGGTTTATCTATGGGACTTCACAATTACACCTTACGTTGATACTGGCAATCCTGATAAATCAGCAGAATTGTTGTCATGGTGGTACTTTGATAATATCAATGCACATTCATTCATAACAGATGCACAAGAGTTATATTATATCAACCGCACAAGTGGCAAGACAGTAAAGATAAGAAAAGATAAGTTCTCGGACTTCGGACTTGCTATAAAATCACTTTATAAGCTACCTTCTATGGATTTGGGTGGTGGAGTGTACGAGTTTGATGTAATGACTATGTGGGTAGATATAAGGTCAGACACAAGAACGCAAATAAATATTAAATATATCACAAGTGATGGAATTGACGTCGAAACCGAACCCGGGATAATCGATGTTGGTTCTTTTTCTATTCCGGGATTTTCAATACCTAATTTTACATTGAACGTATCAGGAGTAAAACAAACATTTGTATTCCAGCCCGCCGAAACAAAGATAGATTTATATGGTGTAGAGTTCAGCAATGAAGAAATAGACAGAGATATGAACATATCAAACATAGTTCTATCTTATAAGACGGGCAAATCGAAAAGATAAGGAGGTTATTATATGGCTATACCTGATTTTAATTTTGACCCGGTAACGGGATGGTTAAATGAAACTGAGTTTCCCGACTTCCCAACATCTGCACAAACAAGACCAATGTTTCAAAGATTATTCGACCAAATAAAGGCACATTTAGGATTAGTCAAAACAGAGGTTGATGAACATATGGCCGAAGTTACGCCAAAATTAACAAATCTTACAAATATGTTTAATATTGATATAACTAAGAAAAATCATTTTATCGCAGGGGTTGTTAGATACACTTCAGCTCTTGGGTGGTATTTACAAAACGATGAAAACCACAAGCCAATAGGGATAAGTTCAGTTTCAGTAGTAGGGGGCAAAGTAAGAATAGTATATGATTTCACCGCGACAAAAGTTAATACACTAATCATAACGCCTGATGATATACTCGCGAAAAAAGGTTTCTTGGTGGCGGGTAGTGGTGTCGGCTTGACCGCAACAGATTTTCAATACAGCAGATTAGTTGATATATATGGGAGGATTTATTATAATGGTGCCGAGTTTGCTTTTGATGCTGGTACTACGGCGGAATATGGCATGATTTTGGAAGTTTCGGCAGCGGGAGTTATTAAAATTAATCATCCAAACGATAACACAGGCGTTTTGCCGGTATTGGTATCAGGTTACGCAGATTCACACAATCCGCAAATAAGATACATTAGTGATACAGCGTTTGAAATAATGTGGTTTGATAAAGATACAGGGGCACATATAACTACCTTTGATGATAAATGCAGAGCGTGGTTTAAAAAAGGTGCTTATCTTATACCAAATGCAGTAGATGGGTATCAATACGAAGATGGAAACTTTTTTGTATTTGGGATAATGGAAGAATAACACAATAATGCGAAGCACTCGAAAGGGTGCTTTTTAATTTGCTCTAAAGGAGTGATAATATGGCAGCAACAGCCGAAGAACTAAGAAGGCTAAACCAAGAAGCAGCATCAAAAGGCTATGGCCAACTGACAAACAAAACTAACAAAGGTATAGAAGTAACATCAAACTTTGATTTCACCGACCAAATGGCAGATATAGCGAATAGGAAATATCGAGAAATTAGAGATGCAGAAGCGCAGAATCAAACAAGACAAGCAAATCGCATGGAAAATAAAGCATCAGATTTTGAATCAAACCCTACTAATGCTTTATACTCTGCTATATCAGGTCAAACCCCTACGAACACAGCTACAAACTTGACAAGTAATACAACCCCTAATGTAACAACACAGCAATCAACTAACCCTTTAATAAATGCCTTGCGTGCTAAAATACAAGAATCTATAGGCTTAAGAAAGCAGCAAACTCAATCATTGAACAATCAATCAGAAGTAGCAAAAGCTAATGATTTGAAAACTTCACTAGAACAATCTGCAAACATGGGTGATCGTGGCGGTATTGGCAGACAAAACGCACTTGCAACTCAAATAGCAGGAGAAAATAGAATAAAAGATTATGCCGTAGCAGAGCAAAACGATATAACCAATCTACAAACCGATGGAATGGCCAAAGAAGCAGAGATAGAAGAAAATACACTAAGGCAAGCAATCGCAGACCAACAAAGAAAAGAAGATATAGCAAGAGAAGATGCAAGATATAATCAGCAACAAAACCAATATTATATGAATTATGCACAGCAACAGCAACAACAAGCTTTAGATAATCAATACAGACAATCACAAACTGATTACAACAAAGCGCAAGATGCTACTCAAAATCAATATGCTCAACAACAGCAACAACTAGCACTACAACAACAACAACAGCAAGCACTACAACAACAAGCAAAGACACTTGCGCAAGCACATTACAATGACATTCAAGGCTATATAAATACACTACAGCCTAATGATCCACTAATTCCATATTTACAAGCAGAAAGACAAGCAAAAATACAAAATGATGGACTAGACCAAAACGGCTTCAAACTACCTATAGCACCTAAACAAATGAGTTATACCGATGCATTGAACACATGGAAAGCTTACGGAATAGCGAGTCAAGAGATAGCAAATATATTAGGTGTTCCAGTAGGTGCAAAAACAACAGACTATCAAGAAATGCAATATTCAACAGGCAAACCATACTTTGCACCTAAGTCAACAAGTGGTTCAGGTAGTGGCGAAAAACCATGGTATTTACAATAAAGGGGGCATGATTAATGCCAACAAGAAAAGAAGCAAAACAAGCTTTTGAAGCAATGTCAAAAGACCCTAATATATATCAACAAATGAGCGAAGAAGGAAAACGTGCTGCGTGGAATTATGGCAAGGATAACGGCTATTATGATAGAACTAGACTGACACCACAAGCGCAATCTGAATATGATAAGTATTCTAGCAAGTTTTCGCAGTATGAGCCTAAATCAACTCCAAGCACTATACAAGACGATTTAAAGATTGATAAGTACGCAAGGATTCAAGGTGTAAAAGCACCATTAAAAGAAAATAAACCTACCACACAGCCTACTATTAAAACTCCTATGCCTAAGTTATCCCCTACTCAATTAAGAGTAAATGCAGAGCTACAAGACGAGCCTTTGCAAATACCAAAGCAACCTACAAAGCAATTGGTTGTCGGCAAAGGTGTAAAAAAGCAAGTAAAACCACAAGCCAAAATTACACCTAAAGGCTTAAATCAAGTTGATAATCCAGTCATAAGAAATGCAGGATATGCCGTAGGGGCAGTAGGCAATGCTATAGATAGCGCACTCCAAGCACCTGCAACAATAGCTGTAAGAGGTGGAGAAGGTACAGACAAAGCAATATCAGAAGGTACAAACGCATTTGTCGGCACGCTAAAAGGTATAGGCACAGGTATTAAAGATGTATTGACAGGACAAAACACAGTTAGAAATACACAACTTGTCGAAGCAGTAGCACCTAAGACAACAGCAGAGTTAAAAACTAAATATCCTAAAGCTTATAATGTAGCTTCAACGCTCGCTGAATTTGTAGGAGTTGATGATGTTATAGGACTTGGTATTATATCCGACATAGCAAAGGTTAGAAAACTTAATGATTTACCGACTAGCACAAAGGCCTTGAACGAATTATTTAGCAAGGTCAAAGCTAATAAACCATTAACAACAGCAGAAAAGGCAATAGCAAAAGATAACCCAGAGTTAATTAAGGCTGTAAATCCTGATTATAACGTAGATGAATATTATGCAACTATTGATTACCTTGACGAAGTGAATAGGCAATCTGCTGCATATATAAAAGCAGAAGCACAATTCCAAGCCCCAAAGGTTAAAAACTTCAACACACTAACTAAAACAGCAGCAGATAAATCGAAAGAAATTCCTGTTTATAGAGGGTATGCTATAAGTGATGATGCTTCTACTAGAAATTTAAGCAAAGAATTATCGATTATGGATGTTTTAGGAAAAACTAAACAAGAAGTTGATCTTCTACCTTTAAATTACTATACAGAATCGTCTGATGTAGCAGGAAAGTATGCTAATCGAGATGCTACTATAGTACAATCATTCATGAATAACAATGGAAAAACACGAGAACAGGCTGTTAATATGTTCAAGACTTTATATGGACACGAACCCGTTATGGAAGGCATAGTTAAACCGCATACTATATCACCTAAAAAAGTATTAGACTTAACTGAATTAGGTGAGAAAGCAACATATAACGATACAATAAAAGCACTATTAAAAGCAGAAGGATCAGAAGTGCCTGTATGGGTAAAAGGAAACGACAATATAAACAGTCCAAAATGGGAGAATCACAATAGAATAGAAAAGGACATAATGCAAAACATTCCAGTCGAGAGTTCTAATGATGAATTTCCAATATATATGCTGATGAAAAGTAAGGGAAAAGATGATGTTACTGGTCGAAATTTTGTAAATTGGCTAAAATCAAAAGGATATGACGCTGTTAAATATGCAGAGGATGGAACAAATCATTACGCAGCATTAGATGCACCGCCTACAATACAACAACAAGGCAAAACTTTAAAACCTAACAAGCCCATTATAGAAGCGCTAGGCAATAGAATAAATAAGCCTTATGTAGAAACCCCTACGATAGCACCAAAACCACTAAGTAATATAAATACTCAACCTATTATAAATAAATCCGTAAAACCTATTGCAAGCAATGCTGACGAGGTTGCAGTAGGAACTAAGTCTGATATTAATATGAATACATGGGGCAATAAATCAAAACTTGCATTAAAGCGCGAAACCATGGAAAGAAATCTATATGATATGATTCCAGATAAGGTCGAAGCTAAAAAAGTTATAGATACTTATATTGAGCCTATTAAAAAAGGTGAAGCTGATAATATTCGTGGCCTTAATGCAATGCGTGACGAAGTTAAGAAGTTTGATATTAAATCGGGCAGCAAAGAATCTGAACTTATACAAAAGTATGGAGAGGGCAAAATAAGCCTTGATGAAGTAAAAAAACAAACTAACGATTGGCAAAAAGTTGAAGAAGCTACTAAATACTTTAGAAATAAGTATGACGAACTACTGACAAAGGCCAACGAGGTATTAACTCGCAATAAATATAAAGAAATACCGAGAAGGGCCAACTACTTTCCGCATCAAGGCGAAGTTGACGGCATAATGAAAGCTTTGGGCCTAGAGAGTTATGATTTACCAACAGACATAAACGGATTAACGGCCGGATTTAAACCGGGTAAAAACTTCTTTGGCAACGCCTTAGAGAGAAAAGGCGATAAGACAGTATTTGATGCAGTAAGAGGTTTTGATAATTATATCGAAGGTGTGAATAGAATAATTCATCATACCGATAATATAAAGAGATTACGTGGCCTAGAAAAAGAAATCAGAACACAATTTAAAGACACAACTCACTTAAGCAATTTTGTAACCGAATTGCAAGAGTACACTAATTTATTGGCCGGTAAAAAATCAGTATTAGACAGAGGTATGGAAGAATTGGTCGGCAGAGGTGTTTATAAGGCTGTAGATTCAGTTAGAAAACAACTAGGTGCCAATATGGTAGGCGCAAACATATCTAGTGCAATGACTAACTTTATACCATTAACACAAGCGCTGGCCACTACTGACAAAGAAAGCTTTGTAAGGGGCATGGTAAGCACTATAGCCAACGTCATAAAGAATGATGGCTTTATAGACCAATCAGATTATTTAGTAAGAAGATTTGGATCTGATAAACTCGTTACCTCTGCATGGCAAAAGCCGGGCAAAGCTCTAGGATGGATGTTTAAGGCCGTAGATGGTTTTACCTCGCAAGTAATTACAAGGTCAAAGTATTTAGAGGGCCTAAAAAAAGGAATGCCCGAGAGTGAAGCATTAAAAGAAGCTAATAACTTTGCAGCTAAAGTAATGGCTGATAGGTCAATAGGTCAAGTACCTACATTATTTACTAGCAAAACACTTGCTCCATTAACGCAATTCCAACTAGAGGTTAATAATCAAATGTCATTCTTATTTAAAGATATTCCTCAAATGGCTGATGGAAATAAAGCAGCTTTAGCTTCAGCACTTGGTCAAGTTGCGATATACAGTTACCTATTCAATAACCTATATGAAAAGGCCACCGGAAGAAGGCCGGCATTTGATGTAATAGGACTTGTAAAAAATACCATAGAGGATTATAATAATGGCAATATTGATAATACAGAAGCTACAAAGAGGTTAGTAGAGAATACGGCCAATCAATTACCTTTTGCATCATTCTATACTGGCGGTAGAATACCAATGTCAAATGCTCTGCCGGACTTTATGAGTGTGTTAGATGGTGATAAAAAGCTTAAAGATGAATTAATTAAGCCTATATTAAATGTGGCTTTACCTACTGGTGGTTCGCAAATTAATAAAACTGTTAAAGGTTTAGGCACAGTTTTAAAGGGTGGCGCATATACTGATAGTAATAACTTAAGATATCCGGTAGAAAAGAACACAGAGAACCTTATTAAAGGTGCAATATTTGGCCCTAGTTCGTTGCCGGAAACAATAAAGTATTATGATAACAAAACAGCTCCATTAGGCGAAAAACAAACTAAAATAATTGAGAAGGCCAAAGAACAAGGCCGACCAATAAAACCTCTTTATAATAAAATGCTTAACGATCGTAAAATAAATTCCATCGAAGAAAAGATTGCTAAAATTAGAAAAGATAATAACCTAGAGTGGGAAGAAAAGCAAAAACAAATCAAGGTATTAATGGAAGAACTGAAAAAGTTTAAGTAATGGAGGGGTAGCAGATGCACGATACATCGTTTGGCTCGTGGATGTTTTACACAATTGCAGGATTAACAGTATTATTAGTATTTGCCGGAAGTGCCGGCCGTGATTGGGTATACCGAAACAAATATAAGAGTTTTAAAAGGAAGCCTTAAAAGGCTTCCTTCTTTTTTACCCATTTTAATTCATAACCTAATATATCTGCAATCTCTGCTGCTTCACTATATTTGAGGGTGCCTCGAGTGAGTTTGTTGCTCAAATTTTGCACCGTATCATTACGGTCATACTTTCTGTTAAGTAACTCAACAACTTCACTCATTGTTTTTCCAGATTGCATAATGACGATTTTAACTTCTTCTTTAACTCCCATTTAATCACCTCAATAATATTATACTATAGGAAATAAAATTATACAACACAGTATAAAAATATACTTGACAGTGTATACTCAATGGTGTAATATTAAACTATAGAGTATATAAGGAGGGAAACATAATGGAAATAGATTTCTTGGATTTAGTAAAATCAATAACAATAGGCGGAGTTACAACACCAATAGAAGAAGTTAAGGAATACATACGCAATAAAGAGGTGCAAAATGGAAACAAAGATATGTGCTAAATGCAAAAGAGAATTAGCCACTACAATGTTTTATAAAGAAGTGAAAAATAAAGATGGTCTAAATTATAGTTGTATAGAATGTGTGAAAGAAAAGCAAAGACAATCACATATAAATAATAAAGAAAAATCAAATGAGCGCTGCATAAAATATTATTATGACAACAAAGAAAAGATTCTGGAATTAAGAAAAACTGATAAAGAAGAAGCAAAGATTCGCAGTAAGCAATGGTATGAAAGAAATAAAAAAAGAGCGTTAGAGTATAGTAAAAAATATAAAAAATCACATAAAGAAGATGTAAAAAAGTATATAGCAAAATATAAAATAGAAAATGTAGAAAAATATAGAGCAAAAAATAGAAAATATACTCAAACATATTTGTCCAAAAAACAAGCTTTAGTAGCAACATTAACAACAGATGAGTGGGAAAAAATAAAAAAAGTTTTCAATAATAAATGCGCTTATTGTGGTGCCGATGCGCCATTAGCGCAGGAACATTTCTTAGCTTTATCTAAAGGGGGAGAATATACTCATAACAATATAATACCGAGTTGCAAAAGTTGCAATAGTAGTAAACACACAAGAGACTTCTTTGAATGGTATCCAAAATATGAGAAATATAGCAAAAATCGAGAAAAGAAAATACTAAAGCATTTAGGATATCAAGAAACAGTACAACAATTAAGCGTTCTTTAATCGGAACGCTTTTATTTTTATAAAATTGCAGGAGAGCAACCGTAAAGTAAATCTCTCCCGCAAAACCCGAAGGTTGTATTTTATTATACTCCTTCTTTTTTATTTTTCAATAGGATGGAGGACTGAAAATTATGGAAGATAGGTTAAAATGTCTAGAAAAAACAGTTAACGAACATGAAACTCGCTTGGCTATTGCAGAAACGAAAGTTGACAATGTAAAAGAGGATATCCGGGAAATCAAGGAAGGTCAATCAAAAACAATGTGGTGGATTATAGGCACAATGGGAACATCAATGATAAGCTTGTTAATCCTAATATTTAATATGTTAAGAGTATAGGAGGAATCAATATGTTAGAAAAAATCATAGCAAAAGTAACCTCAGGTAAATGGTTAATGACAGTAGCCTTTACAGTAACAACTTGTTACCTTGCGTGGATAGGTCAAATACCTACAGATCAATTTGTGCCCATGGTTACAATGATAGTAGGCTTTTATTTTGCGCAATCAGTATCGAAAGGAGCGTAAATGAACGTTATCCAAACTAAGTTTAAATATACTAATTCATTAATACCTTTAAACCTCGATAAAGTATTATTCATAGTGATACACCATCCTGATGCAAAGACAGCAACCCCCGAGCAAATACACCAATGGCACTTAGAACGTGGTTTTAATGGTTTTGGCTACAATGAGTATATTCGCAAAGATGGCACTGTATATATCGGTAGAGGGGATTGTGTCGGCGCACAAACTAAAAACATGAATAGCAAAAGCTATGGTATATGTTGCGAAGGTGATTATGAAGTTGAAAAGGATATGCCTAAGGCTCAGTTTGATGCACTTGTAGAAAGACTTAAATATCACAAAGCAAGGTTTAAAAATCTTGTAGGCATTGAACCACATAGTAAATTCAACCCTACATCATGCCCCGGTAGATATTTCCCATTTCAAACAGTAATAAATGCAATAGAAGAAGTTAAGACAGAGCAAGAAATGGTTGATGCTGCAATAGATAAATTAAGCAGATTAGGAATCATAACTTCTCCGACCTATTGGAAGAATAAAGCAAAAGACGGAGAGATAGCACCTGGTGAATGGGTGGCAATATTAATAAGGAAAATGGCTGATTATTTAGGGTAGCTTCGGCTGCCTTTTTTTATTTTTTGGTACTTGCAAATATTTAATATGGTTTACATAGTATGTAATATAACTGTAAAGCAACTATAAAATCAGTATCCTTCGAAGCTACAACAAGGAGAAAAGTAAGGTCGAGGGGGCAAGCCTTGGCTAAATAAAGGCAATAAGGTATATTATACCATTTCCCCCATGTAAACCCGGACAATGAAGTCCTTGGCTCCGTCCCGGGCGACTTCTTATATATCCCCTAGCAAAAGCAAAACACTAGCGTTAGCCTTACATAAAAGGGGGTAAGTAAAATGGATCTCGCTATATTAATCACGTTCTCAGGAATAGGCTACTATATCTTTTCAGAGTTTTTAACCAAGTCGCAAACATTGGAAGATTACCTAAGGCATAGCATTGTCACCGGTCAAACTGGTACTGGAAAATCAGTATTTTGCAGAAATAACATATTAACGAAAAAGAAATTCGGTGGCATCTTATTTATCGACCAACATGGAGAAGATTCAGAAAGTCTATTAAACGAAATACCTTTAGAAGATGTCGAGCGTACTATTTATATTAATCCTGCCGACTTAGAAATGCCTATCGGATTAAATGCCTATAGCGACGAAAAAGGAGAGCTGCAGAATGAACTTTCAGTTAATCAGCTATTAAGTATATTCGAAGCTTTATGGAGTGGTTTTATCGGGCCCCAAACCGAAGATTTAATAAGAATGAGTAGCCTATCTGTAGTAGAGCAGGAAATATCAACCTTGCTAGAAACTTATCTAATGCTCACTAGCGAACAATACAGAAGCAGCATCGATGTAAAAAATGAAGTAGCCAAGGACTTTTGGGAAAATATCTTCCCCGACTTTAAGTCAGCACAACTAGCACCACCCCTCAATAAATTTCGTGCATTAATTGCTCCAACTGTGCATAGGCTTGTACTATGTCAGAGTAAACCAAAACTAGACCTACTTCAAGCTATGAACGAAGGTAAAATAATAATCTGCAACTTTAGTCAAAGGTTAGGAGATAAAACAAGCCAATTGCTATCAGCTATCATCGTTAGCAAAATTCAGCTACTAAGTTTTACTCGAGATAAAAATAGCACGCCTTTTTTCTTGGAATTAGACGAATATCAAAACTATGTAACTAAATCCTTTGCAAAGATACTTTCAGAAGCTAGGAAATTTCGTCTAGGAATATCTCTTTACAACCAATATAACAATCAAATCCCAGATTGGTTACTTGCAGCCATAGCAGGAAATTGCGGTAGTCGGTACACATTCAGAGTAGGAGAGTTAGATGCTCCATACCTGGCGAAATTCCTTAAGCCATTTCTCGAAGATGATTTAATCAATCTGCCTAATTTCAAGTACATTGCAAAAAGGTTAGTCGATGGCAAAAAGGAAAAGGCTGCAATCAGGTATAAGGCTCCTAAACCACCAAAGGTATTTGGTTATGGTGAAGAGATTAAAAAACGTTCTAGGGAGCTTTACGGCACACCAAGGGGCATAGTTGAGGAAGATATTAAGAGTAGGATTAATGCAAAAACGAAAAGCACAAATGAGGGGGAATTTTAATGATACTAACTAAAAGAGATAAGCAAATGTTAATTACACTTCATAACAATAGGTTTATGAATACCGACCAAATAGCAGAGCTATTCTATAAATATGATGAAGAAGGTAAAGAAAATAAACTATACAGGGACATTGCACTAAGACGGCTCCGCAAAATGAAAGCCAAAGAAAACTTATTGATACTTGAATATATACCCTATGCTAGAGAGAGTAAAGTCTACACCCTAGCAGAAAAAGGCTCGATCATGGTATGTAGCTGGCTTAATAAAAAATACGAAAGCTTCACATCTAAAAATGATATGCTTCAAATAGGATTAGTCGAGCACAGCTTAGAGATAAATGATATATACATACGATTACTGGCATTATGCCAAAAGTACAATTATGAAATGCTCACATACTTAGTAGAAAGGCACAATCGCAGAACAGTAAAGCATAATGGAACGAATATGACTTTTCAGCCTGACATGTTTATGATAATAAAAAATAGATCCACGCAAAAAGGCAAAGCCTATTATGTTGAATTAGACCGCAACACAGAAGCACCTAAGAAGTTTGCGCAAAAGGTTATAGCTTATGAAACTTTCTATCATGCCGATGTGTTTAAAGAGGATTGGAACAACCAAAACATTCGACCTGACATATTAGTATTGACCGACAATAAAAATCGTTCTGAAAGGCTACAAGGTTCAATCAAGAGTAGTTTGAAATGGGTATTTATAGAGAAAGATAATATAGAAATATTATTTAGGGGGTAAACATGGATATAAAGCATAAAGATTGTAAAATAAGTGATATTAAATTAGATAGCCATGTACAATTAGATTGGGTAAAGAATGAATATAAAAGTGATTTCAAGTTTACCGATGTGAAAGTAAATGATATGAGGAAAGATAAACCAATTAAAGAATTTCAAATATAAAAGGGACTGTATAGTCCCTTCTTTTATTGCTAGAAAAATATATTTCCAACTCTTATACCTTTAAAATCCTGCGAAACATATATATCTATTCCAAACACTTTCTTTCCCCATTCAAACCCCATTATCAAATTATTTTCTTCTTTTAATTTATTATAATCTGTAGGGTTCAAAAATACTGCGTTAGGCTTTTTAAAACACTGACGGATATAGTTGTCTATTTGTATTGTAATTTCTTTTGATACTTCCATTCTCTTTACCTCCCTTATATAATACCAGGGGTTACCCAAAGTTATTTTTTAAATCTTCTATCATTTCGTCAATAATTTTTGTTACCCTATAATACTCTTCGTTTCCCGGTGACGAGTTGTAATAAGTAACCTTGTAAGCTCTTAACTCTCCAATAATCTTTTCTAGTTGCATATATCTAATTGTTTCAACTGCATCCATTCCCTACTTCCTCCCTAATACTTTTTTATTCCTATCCTCTACAGACTAAAACTTCTCAAAAAATTCTTTTGTTTTCCCTTGCCTTTCCATTTTAATATAAATATCTTTACAATTATCGCACATTCCTTTATACCAATTTCCCGTCCTATCAACATGCACAAAAGGGCTTTTCTCTGATTTAGAATGAACAGTTACATTGCGTTTATTTTTGCAAAATGGACATTCAACTTCTATTATTCTAGAAGGTATGTAGTTTCTAATATCTCTCGGTCTCATTTTATATTTATGTCTAAAAGTTTCTTGTATATGTTCATAAAAAATATTTGTATCCCAATATAAAAAATCCAATATTGCTGAATTAAAATCATTTATATCATCTTTTATTAATTCCAACATTCGAACATATACTGTTCTAACCATATTTTCATGTTTAACAACCTCATTTTGTAAATACTTCAAAGTATCTAATAAATTTATTTGATTCCCGTCCTTTAATTCTATCCATTCAGTAGGTTCTTTGTAATATTTTAACTCGAAACCCTTGTTTTTATAATAGTTTAATGCTTTTATAAAATTACTTTCTCTGTCAAATAGTATTTTGTCTACGTGTAGGGAACCGTCCATTTCCAATACTTCTGATTGTATTTCTAAAACATATCTGATATCAACTTCCTGCATAAAAAATACACCTCCTACCGTGCTCTCCTATATTAAATGTGAGAAGGTGGCTAGGAAAACCACTTTTCGCTCCGTCGAGCTATCCCACAAAGTTAGCGTGAAAACCAAGTCCGCAATTCCTCAGTTTTCAAATTACCATTTAGAGGTCAACGAGAAAGATTTCGAGGGTTATGTCACTACTCATAACCCTCATTTGTACATTACGAGTATGGGGTTTCCCCTTAAGCGTCAGCTCTATCTTTATTATACCATATTTTAGGCAAAGTCAACAGCTAAATTAACTTATTTTCCTCTAAATATTTGCGTAATAAATCATTCATTATATTTGACTTATTAAACTTACTTGTAGGATAATTTTTATCAAAAATCTTGATTAATTTCTTATCATAATAAAAAGCTCTCTGCACTCTGCTGTCTGTATATTTCACTTTCTCATAATTAGGATTAGATGTAGGATTATTTATAGTACTATGATTAGGATTAGATTCAGATTTATTATTAGATTCAATCTCAGATTCGGATATAATTATAGGATCAGTTTTAGGTTTAGATTCAATTACAATTTCAGATTCGTTATTATTATTAGATTTAGGATTTTCTTCCTCGGTAATAAATAATTTATCTACACCCTTTATTCTCTCATTAACTTTCGTTCTTGACACGATCAATAACCTCCTTGGCTAAGTCTAAATATTGTTTCCCTAACTTTCTATCAAAATCTATTATCGGTATGCCCTCAACTGTGCTATCTTTAAACTTCACAGAATGACTTATAACAGTTTTAAATGCCTTTCCAGTGCTTTGTATCACTTCTAACATTTCCTTTGAATGACGAGTGTTTGTATGCATTGTAGCGAGTACCCCTAGTATATCTAACTTAGGATTAAGTGCTTTTACCTTTTCAAGTGTATTCACTAGCAATTCAAATCCACACCATGCTAAGTAATCGGTTTGCATCGGCACTAATACCCTATCAGAAGCCACCAATGCGTTTATAGATAAACTTCCTAATGACGGAGGACAATCAATCAATATATAATCAAAATCGTCTTTAATGCCATTTAAAAGCTTTTGAAGGGTATATTGTTTATTCTTTAATTCATCCTCTGCTGCACTCAAATTAATATCGCATGGAAGAAAGTAAAAATACTCTTTATCTGTCAGCATAGCCTTTTTAACATCTAGTCCGTGCAATACATCATAGATAGTGTATTTTATATTCTCTATCTGCATTGCCTTTGATAAGTGACCTTGTGGGTCAAAGTCTAACATCAGGACTTTTTTCTTTTTAGAGATTAAAGCCCACCCTAGATTGATAGTTGTAGTTGTTTTTGATACTCCACCTTTCTGATTGAATATTGCTATTGTTTTTGCCATTGAATAACCCCCTTATAATAAATCATTTTTTGATGCTTCTAGCATTTTTTCCTCTAATGCCTTGGCATCATATGTACGATTGGTAAAATTATTGAATGTCTTATAAACTCTATTGTTATTATTATTATAGTTATTATTAGGGTTTGTTTTTCGGACTTCCAGAGGTTTGTTTTTCATACCTCCGGAGGTCTGTTTTTCAGACTTCCTTGAATTAGAAGGGTTAGAGCTTGTGGATAATGTGAATTTCCCTACATATATCTTATTTGGCATATTCATTCCTTGCCTAATTTCCTCAATTAAGTCATACTTATTTAACTCTTTAAATAGCTCTATAGCTTTTGACTTTCCAACTTTTAAAAGTCCTTCTATATCTCCACGAGTATAGTATATAAATGCTCTGCCTTTTTCGTCAAACCAATCATTTTCTATGCTTAGTTTGGTGCGATCATATAATATTCCGTATAATACCATGGAGTGTATGCTCATATTTTGATACTTGATATGTTCAAAGAAAGTTTTTGGTATTATATAAAATGTCATTTCAATTACATCATTCTTATAAAAATATTCCAATTAAAAAAACCTCTCTTTCGCATTACAACGCAAGGAGGTTAAATATCTCATATAAATATTGATTAAACCTATTGCATAAAATCTATACAATGGTATAATAATATATAAAAGAATATAAAAACCTTGCGTGAGCATCTTCCTTTGGTCGGCAAAACTTTGGGGAAGGTGCTTTCGTTATTTTTGTTATCTTAATTCTACATTAATTTTCCTTAATGGACAAGTTTTATTTCAATCAGCCTTAACTTTTATAAAATCACTCACTTCACAATCCAACGCTATACATATCTTGGAAATTACGCTAAAATCTATACTAGAAGTCTTATTGTTCGACAATTTACTTATTGTAGATTGTGAGATTCCAGTTTCCTTTTCTAGCCAATATCTTGATTTTCCTTTACTTTGCAATAATTCTGTAAGTGCAACTACTACCATTTTACCACCCCATTAATAGTAGTATACACAATAAGTACGTTTTATGCTATATAGTATTAAAAATAATTAGCTTATACAATAAATAGTTTTTGTAATAATTAGTGTTGACAATGGGTATTATAATGGTATATTATGTTTTTGGGGGTGTTCATAAAATGCGAAAAAGAGTAAGAAGGGCGGATGTCTGGTACCTAAACACACCGGATGGAATTGGATGTGAGCAACAAGGAGATAGAGTATTTTTAGTAACCAGTACGCAAATTTGCCACGATAATTCAGAGTTGGTCATAGGGCTATTAGGTACCAAGCTAGAAAACAAAGAAGATAAAGAGAGATTACAAGATACTCACTTTGTTATTACAACAGAATATGGGTTAAAGCAGGATACTGTATTTATGGCAGAACAGATAATAAGAATTGATAGGCAAAGGTTAATGTTTTACTGTACCCATATTGATAGTTTCAAAATGCAAGAAGCAAATAGAGCAATGAGTGTAGCTTTAGGCATGTTCGAACCTCGCAATAGTAAATATGTAAAGTTATTAATAGACCACATTAATATACTCGATAAAGATATGTTGCTTTACAAATCTCCACAGCTTAAAGAGCAAAGGGAAGAACGACTTAAGGACTTAATCGAATACTGCGAAGAATATAATTACGACTACAGAGTGTTTCTTGATAAGTACCTATTGTTCAAGGAGGTTGAGAATATTGTATGATCTTACGAGAGATATAAAAAAAATAGAAGAGTTATACAAGCAAGGAATGTACGACGAAACTTTAGAAATATGCAGCGGAATTATAAATAGCATTGACGAGAACGATACAGATATGCACCCAATATTAGAAGAACTCTATAGACATATATTTAATTGCTATTTTAGATTAAGTAATGCAGCTGAGTGTAAAAAAGCATTAGAATATGGCGGTAAATTTATACAAGACGATATAAACAGATATAGAAATTTTCAAAACCAAATTAGGCTTGCGATAAATATCGGCGAAGAACAAAGAGTCTTGCGTTTGATAGAACAATCTATTAGATTTTGGAAAAGTATAGATAGAACTGTATCAGTAGCAGATTTATTAGTTTTAAAGGGCAGAGCTACAAAAGAGATTAAATATTTCAAAGAAGCTTTAAATCTATATAAAGAAGCTCCAGAGGATACAACTGACGAAGAACGCATTGCAATAATGCAAATGAAGGAATTAAGACATCTATCCTAATACATACGTGCAAAGCAAAATTTACATAAACCCCTTTGCGAAAGGTGGTGACAAAAGATGAAGAAGATACTAGTAATATTGATAATAGTTATATCATTAATTACAATCGGTGTGGCAGCTTGGGACGATACAGACCCTAAAGGCAAAAGAATAGGTTGGGATGATACAGATCCAAAAGGCGCATCAATTACAATTGCTTGGGATGACACAGATCCAAAAGGTCCAGGAATAATAAAGGCATAAAAATAGCGAGAATTAATTTTCTCGCCTTTTTTATTGGGTTAAGTTTGTTCGTATGTATTAGGTTTCTTTCCGGGACACTCTACGGCTTCTCTTTTACCGCCTATCGTGATAGTTTTAACCTTCTTTAATAGACATTCATCACATTCCTCTCTACATTGCATAATTTTATCCCCTTTACTCTTAGTAAGTATATTGTAACAGAACTTGGATAAAAACAGAACATATGTTTGGTCTAAAATTGTAAATTTTTATATACATTCGCAAGAATGCAAAGAAAAACAGGTATAATTTTATTTTACACCCGTTTCCATAATAAATAAATGTATATCGTTATATATAATGCGACATTATTCGACCAATATATAATTAGACTATTTCTTTCTTTTAGCGATCTCATTTTGCAGCCAATCTACAAGCACGCCCATTTTAATTGTAGACAATTTGCTCAAGTCTGATTCATCCATTATCATGCCAACTGTTAAAAATGGCACACTTTCTTCTTTCAAGACCCATTCTCTCAGCTCGGGAGATAAATGCTTTAATATATTCTCGTCATTGTAATAAATAACATCTTCATTTATTTCTATATCTTCTTCTAAATACCCAACCGATACTCCAAGCAATCTAGCAATATCCCTCAACGTATCAATAGAAGGGTCAGCTTCATTCCTTATTATCTGATATATATAGCTTTTGGTTTTCTGCATTGCTTCAGATAACTCTGCCACACTTTTTATTCCAATGTTACTTTGCTTGTTTTTGTCTAGTATGCTTTGTATCTTTTCGCCCCTAGTCAAAACAATACACCCCCCAATTTTTCATACTTATCACATTATACTAAATTAAAAAAAATATATCCACACTTTTGTAATAGTATATTCAACTGTGAAAATTCTATTCAAAATCGTTAGTGTAAAAATAGTTCAAAATTATTTATAAAAGTGTATTGACAGTTCAATTTTAATGCGATACAATTAAATTACAGAAAACAAATGAAATTTAAGGCATAATTTTTACAGTAACAGTGTACTATAATTACAAAGAGTGAAATGAAAGTGAGGTGAAAAATTTGACACCACTAGGAATGAAAATTAAAAATGCAATTAAGAAAAACAAGAAAGACGGCGCAGGAGTACAAAGTCAACAAGAATTAGCCAAAAAGATTGGTTGCTCCAATGGTCATTTATCGGCAGTAATAACTGGAGAAGCAAATCCAAGTATGGGGTTATTAGGTAAACTTGCATCAGAGCTTAACACAAGCGTTAGTGAATTATTAAAGGAGGTATAAACAATGAAAATAGCTTTACTAATTGGCAATATAGCAACATTAGCAACAACAATCTCGGCCGAAAGCAAGACGGATGTATTTTTTCACTACAATGCCAGATGTAAATTTTTTAACGTAAGTGTATACAACTCAGGATGGCATTCAGAAGCAAAAGCTGATGAAGATTTTGAAATATGGCAAGACGAGGGAGAGGCAAAAGCAATAGCAGAGTTTGAATCACTGAAAAGCCACTTAATGAACATATATCAAGGCATAAAGCAGGAGGTAGCTTAAATGAAAAATCAGATAGCAGGTTTAAAAGATATAGACAATCAAGATGTAGTAGACCTAGTAGATGAAAGCATGAGAATAAGTGATAACCCAGCAGAGTTGTTTGATAAGCTAATGAGTGACTTAATGGCTTGGGGTGAAGATAAGGGCTATATTACAAGACAGAAATCAGCATAGGAGGGGTAAGGAATGGGGTTCAAAAGGATTAAAGAAGGTGAATTTACAAAAGCAAAATGCCATATATGTAAAGTTGGAAAAGTAGAGTTTAAGCAAATGGGTACTGGTTATTGCAAAGAATGTAAAGAGAAAGCAGAAAACTCCTTTAAAAATCAAGATTGTGGAACATGGAAAATTGCATTGCGAAGTTTCGTATGTAATAGAAAATAAAAAAGAGCCCTACTAAGGCTCAAACAAAATAACTCAATTAATTATATCAAATATAAGGATGTGTAGCAATGAATAATCAATGTTCGGTGTGTGGTCAATTCCACGATGATAATGTTGATGAATGTCCAAATTTTTTTCTCAATGATTTTATAGATGCCACAGAGAGATTAAGGCCATTATTTGAATTTCCACCACTACCCAAAAAGAAAGAAAAGGAGTGAGCGCAATGGTTAAAGATAACTTAAGTATATATAAAGCCGTCAAGGCAGTGCCTCTCGAAGCACAAAAAGCCATCGGTGGCGGTAGATTAAAAGGTATGACAGACATTAACCCTATGTGGAGAATAAAAACCCTTACAGATCAATTCGGAGTGTGTGGGTTCGGTTGGAAGTATGAAATCATTGAGAAGAAGTTAGAACATGGCAGCAACGATCAGATAGCTGCATTTGTAGATATAAACCTATATATCAAAATGGATGGTGAATGGTCGGCAGCAATACCCGGAACTGGTGGAAGTTCATTCGTAGCAAAAGAAAACAACGGACTTTATACCTCGGATGAATGTTTCAAAATGGCTTTAACTGATGCTATATCAGTAGCTTGTAAATCTCTAGGCTTTGGCGCAGAAGTGTATTGGAGCAAGGACAGAACAAAGCATGACCAATACGATAAATCACAAGAACAAGAAAACACAGAGAATGTAGTTGCTTTCAGAATTACTAAAGTTCAATGCAAAACAGTAGAATCTATGATTACAAAGACCAAGACTAACAAAAAGAAATTCCTTGATTATTGGGAAGTTGATACCGTCGAGGATATGACACAAGAAGTGTTTATAAAAGCCATGAAAGCATTAGAGAAAAAAGAAGCTAATATGCCAAAAGAACAACTAGAAGAACTAAATATATAGGGGGTAATAGTAAATGAAAAACCTAGAAATGAACATCAGCAACCAACAACTACCAGTAATAACATTCAACTTTGAGGAAATTAAAGCAACATTAACTCAATCAATGGAACAGTACAAAAATCTAATAGTAACCGAGGAAACTTTGTCAATTTGTAAATCAGATCAAAAGGAATTGGCAGGAGTAAGAATCAAGATTGACGGCTACAGAAAAGATGTTAAGAAAGAAATGTCAAAGCCTATTGATGAATTTGAGGATAAATGCAAACAACTTATTAAAGTAGTTGAAGAAGCAGAAAAACCACTTAAAGAAGCTATAGCAGTATTTGATGATAAGAAGAAAGCAGAGAAAAGATTAGTCGCAGAGGAATGTATCAAGGAAACAATTGCAAAACATGGCTTAAAAGACGAGTTTGCAGCAGAACTCACAGTACAAGATAGTTATTGCAATCTAACAGCTACTTATAAAACTGTATCAGAAGATATTGAACAAAGAGCATTTATCGCAATTGGCAAACAACAAGCGCATGAAGAACTCCTAGAAATGCTACAAGGCACTATAGACAATGTAAATCAAGGTATTAATACTAAACTTTCACTAAGTGAATTTGATTACCTTATAAGAAATAGAATGCCAGGTAAAGAGATAATATCTGAGATCAACAAGAGAGCAGAAAAAATCAAACTAGCAGAACTACCAAAAGAAGAAGTAAAAGTTGAAGTTGTTGCACCTACTCCAATCAAAGTCGAAGCTAAAGAAAGTGAACCAATGTACTTCGTAGAGTTAAGAATTGAAGATACAAAAGGCAATATAGAAGCACTTGCAAAGTTTATGAAAGAGAATGGTTATACTTACACAACTATAAATAAAGGCAGGATGTAGCATGTTAAACCTATGTGAATACTGCAACAACTGCATAGAAACAGAACCTATCGAATGTCCTATACATGAAGATACAAGCGAATGTGATAGCGACTTTGAATTTAATGTAAATCAATTATTTTAGGAGGGGTAGAGGATGGAACGGTTAACAGTAACAAATTCTCCAGATGGGTACTGGATTAATTCAGAAGATATGCTAACTGGTTATGCGTGGTGTGAAGATAAAGAAAATGCAGATGCAATAGTAGAAGCTTGTAACAACTATGAGAAGCTACAACAGATAAATAAAGAGTTGATAAAAGAATTAGAAAGCATAGAAAGTGCAATTGGTATCAGTCCACGAGCCTTGGAAGTAATTAAATTAGCTAAGGAGGTATAACACCTATGACTACATACGAAAAGGGCAGCAATGCCCTTAACATTAGCAAGAAAATCGTACAAGGCGCAGTTTGGTTTATATCATGCTTAATATTTGATATGTGGATGATATATAAGTTTTTAGAGTAGGTCGGGAAATGAGTAAAATGTACATCAATAAAGGGGGAGCAATTTGAAATTAATTAGTAAGGTTAAACGCAATAAAACCCAAGGAGTGCATTTCCTATGGTTTAAGTGGAAAGAAAACAAATCTTATGCTATCCATTGGGAATGTCAACCTCCTGTATGGTGGCTTCCAAAGGTAGAAAGAGACGAATTGGGTTGGAGAGCAGGATGGCTAGTATTTGCTTTTGGCTTTTGCAATCAACCTGTTACTTTAGAAGATTAGTACACATAATAACAATTTAATGTAGGAGGTATATCATGGAAGAACCAAGATGCATAAATTGCGAATACCACTCCTGCACAAATGATAATCAACTTATAAGACACAGATGTAGAAGAAAAGAATATACACTAGAACAATTTGAATACATACGCACTAGTCCTGAATAGTGTCCTAAACGATATAGAGTATTTTGGTAGGAGGTCAATATGTGTAAACATGAACCGGATAAGTTAGATAGAAGATGTATCAAAAGCACAAGATGCATCAAATGTGGAGTAAAGATAAAGGTTAAAAAGCGAGGTGATTAGATGTCCGAGGTTAAATGGATAAAGATTGTAACAGACATATTCGACGATGAAAAAATACTTTTAATAGAAAGTATGCCGGAATCAGATGCAGTAATCGTGATATGGTTTAAACTTCTTTGCCTAGCTGGAAAGAACAATA